GGGGGTCTTGATTTGAAACGATGATGGGGGGTGTTTCCCAGAAAATGCTCATCGAATGTGCATATTAATATGTATAGAGAGAGCGTACGCTCTCTCTACTATCATCGGGGGTCGGGGGAGGGTCGGTAGCAGCAAAAGCCGATTGTGTCAACCCCCACCCCTTACTTTCTTGTGCATACCCGTTCCCTACTCAAGTAAGCAAAGCGCCGCGCTGCTGCACCTACTACAGCATGAGCTTGACACTGTATGTTTCAAAGCCTAGTGTTGTTCTTGCAGGGCGCTTCTGCCCCGCCTCAAAAGATAGGATACCCAATACCATGACAACACTTACCACAGTTAAACTTATGGGCGCTAACCTTACAGCTACCGAAGCAAGCGAGCAGCTAAAGGTTGCAGCGAAGGCGGCAACAGAAGGCAAGCAACAAGTCGATACGGGCAGAGCTAAGGGCGCTGCTGCTCTTGCTGTCTTAACGGCAGGGTTCTCATCCCCCGAAGTTAGGTTGGATGACTGGCAATTCGATATTGTCGGCAATGACGGGCAGGTCAAGTATCACGTCGAAACTATGGGCTGGTCAGAGCACGGCACAGAAGGGCAGGACTGGCGCTCGGAACCCAAGAAGGCGCTGTCCGCATATAAGGCAGCATATGTTTCGCATTTCTTAGGCGTTGCGGATTGCACTCCCGCAATCTGGACTATGACCACAAAGGCTATTGCTATGGCGAAGGCAATCACAGCCGAAGGCATGACAGCCACGATTGAGAACGGCCAGCTAAAGTTATCGGGCGGCAACACTGAACGCGCCACCGCTATGGCAGCGGCCAAGTCTCTTGCTGCGGTTACCAAAGCGGCAGAAGGCAAGAAGGGCACAGAGCAAAAAGGCCAAGGTGCTGCTGCACCAACAGAGCGGTTCGCTGACCCGTTTGAGCTTTCCCGCACAGCGGTTGCTATCGCCAAGCTGCTCAATGAAGGCGGCATATGCGTGAGCAATCCGACACTGGAAAACTTCCGCGCTATCGCCAAGCTGGTGGCCAGCAATCCCGAAGCTTTCGCCGAAGTCTAACCCCTACTACACAACCTGCAAGGGCTGGCCGCAAGGCTGGCCCTTTTTTGTGTCTGCGCGCCGCGCCTCATAGCCTTGCTATGATAGAAGGGTGGGACGCTCGGCCATTGCACATCTGGATTGCACATAATGAAGTAGGGATAGAATTGAGCCGTGCTGCTTACTCAGGTAAGCAAGAGCTATGATAGAAGGGTGGGACGCACGGCCTAACGCGAAAAGAACAAAACGTGTTTCGTTCATAAAAGGTATGCTCCATGATGAACAGAATTGTAATGTTCGGAAGTGGGCCTTTTGTTCGGTGGTAATGGTAGGTTTTTATTTCCTTACAAAGCAGGACTAAGCTGGGTTTTTGTTGTAATGGTAGATTGGTAGGAATTTTTTCGGCTTATATATTATTCTGGTAACTTCAAGACCCGCCTCGCCGAGTCTACCATTCTATTGTATGATTGGGCCTATATATATATAAAGGTATTTTTCTTCTACCATTATTACATTACCCCGAATTTCCTCCCGAACCCCGCAGCGCAGAGCCATTTTGCTTTGTAAGGAATATTGGTAGAACGCACTCCCAATTTCCTACCGTTCTTACATTAACATTGTATAGTTTAACGTGACATCACGGCCCACGCACTTGACACTGTATGCTTACCCTGCTATGACTAAGAGGTCGGGGCGAGATACGTTCCGCGCAATCGAATTGCTTACCTGAGTAAGCAAATAGCAAAAAGATAAAGGAGCAAGCAAATGGCATACGTATCAAGAAAGGTCGCGCAGTATCTGCCAGCCGAAAAAGCAATCATCTTTGTGATGGGCAATAACGAATACGGACTGTTGTATGACGACAAGCGCGGCAACCTAGAAATCTGGTTTGACCACGGCGGCAACGGCAGCGGGTGCAACAACCTAATCCTAGACGCATTCGACAAAGAGCTAGACCTAGAATTTTGTCGGTCAGAAACACTTGGCAAGGGAGAGGCAGCATGAGCAAGACACCACGCATCAATGGCCGCAAGTGCCGCTCGTATGTTCAAGAGCGTAAGGCATTTCAAAACAGCAACGGTCAGCTTTACGCCAAGTGGGAAACCCCCGACTTGTATGTGGTTTATTCATACGGTGAGCATTGGCCCTTGTTCATATGGGCTGGCCGCACCGAGACTTGGTATCAGAATGAGGACAAGTTTAGCCCAACGACGAGCCACCACCGCACCTACGCGCACCCGCATGAAGAAACAGAATTAGCAAGCTGTTATCGCATGAAGCAAATCATCGACGCATATCGGAGTGCCTATCGGCATGAGACATTGGGAGCGAAACGCGCAGCCGCACTCCATGATGTGCAATCCACACTGGGACTAGCAGCATGAACAAAGAGCTAAAGAAGGGGCTGCGCTTACTGAAGCAAGCCGAGAGGCTGCACCCGTTTAAGCCAGACGAGGGCAAAGCCAAGATATACGATATGCCCCACGAGACACTAATGATGCGTGAATTATACCCAGTATATGACGCAGAGCTAAGCAAGGCACGGGCAGCACTACATGCCCTATTAGAGAAGGAGCAAGACTAATGGGATACCGTTCAGACGTTTCAATCATATTTTACGCAAGAGGCAGCAGCAATGACGCTGGCCGCAACACACTACTCAAACTGTGGTTCGACGAGAATTACCCTGTCGCTGTGGCTAAGGACGAGTGGTGCGCTACCATACGCCAGAAGGATGACGCTATCATCGTCGATTACGAGCAGGTCAAATGGTATGAGAGCTATGACCACGTTAAGGCCGTCGATGCAGCCCTAGCTAAGTTCACCGATACCTTTAAGTGCGAGGAGGATAGCACCGAGTTCGCATGGGAGATGGCGCGTGTAGGCGAGGACGATAGCGACGTCGAGATAGACCGCAGCGACTACAACGACCACCTTCTATACGTAAGCCGATCAATTCGCGTTGACATGGTGGGGATAGACTAATGGCTAAAGATATATTCCGCACTGTGCGAGAGATACTCGACTGGCCTGACGATGTGATGCAGAGCAACGCCATTGCCTGTGCTGGGCATTTGTATGACGATAGCAAGGCCAACCTGACTGCGATACAAAGGCTTGAACGACCGTTGCGAGAGCTTGTCGGTATCTGCGTAAGGGCAGGTATCGAATGGGAATCACTAGACGAAGTAATTGAGCTTATCGGTGGGCCACATGCAGATGACTGCCCCGCATCAGATGGCTTTGGCTGTCGCTGTAATGAACATGAAGGAGAAGAAGCATGACCGAGATGAGCACCAAGATGCAAGCAGCACTACTGCTACGCAAGTATGACCAGTTACGCAAGGAGCTGCGCCTGACGGAACAATCTTTGAACAAGGCCGTGACAACATACGGACGCGAGACTGGATACTGGGGATTGACCAAAGACCACTTCCGCATCCAACTTGATAACGAGGAGCGCATCCGTCTGGAGATAGCGGCAGAGCGCAACGACTGGGAGAAAGCACATGCTTAATAGCTTCATGCACGTTGCCGTAGAGGTATTGTTCATGTCCGTTGGTATCTTTGCCATCTGGGCAATCCATACGACCATCAGGGGGAAGTGAGATGACTTCTATCATCAAAGACCGCAACTACTACCGCGCCATGAGCCACAACGAGCTACGCGAACAAGCAAAGTATGGCATCAACGTAGACTGGAGGGAGCTTGCCATCGCCTTGACCGAGCGGCTCGATACCATACGGCGGGAGGTATACGACGAGGTATCAGATTGACACTGTATGTTATCTGTGCTATACAATAGGCAAGGGCAAGAGAGCTTCAGGTTTTCTACCCTTACCTTACCCAAGTAAGCAAACACACATCATCGGGAGCAAAACGATGACACCAGAACGTAAGCTAAAGAAAGCTAAGATTGACGTCATGCGCTCGACGCTGCCGGGACTTCGTATGTGGTCAGGCATCATGTCAATCGGTAAGACCACCATCTGTGATAATACGCCAACTGCGTATACCAATGGGCGTGACGAGGTATATGGCCGAGCCTTTATCGAGTCGCTGCCTGTGCAGCAGGTGAGTTTCGTATGTGTCCACGAGGCAGTGCATAAAGGGCTTCGCCACCTCACTACATATATCAAGATGTTCAAGAAGAACGCACGGATCGCAAACATTGCTTGTGACTACGTTGTTAACCGTATCATCGTAAAGGCCGATCCCAACGAAACAGTCGTGCAGTTCCCGCGCTACCCAGACGGGACAAGGATGGGGCTGTATGACATCAAGTATGATGGCATGTCAGGTGTGCAAATCTTCCGCGCCATTGAGAAAGAGGAAGAGGAGACAGGCAAAGAGCATGGCAGTGGCGAAGGCGGGGCTGGTGGTTTCGATGAGCATGGCTGGGACGATGCACAAGAGCTACCAAAGGAGGAGCAGGACGCACTCCAGAAGGAGATTGAACACGCCATGCGCCGAGGTGAGGCCGAGGCTAAGAAGTGTGGCGCTGGCAAGGGTGACATCCCGTCAGAGGTGGGCCAGCTATTGCGTCCGCAGATTGACTGGAAGACTGCGCTGCGTGAGTTCATCACACAGAATTGCACGGCCAAGGACGATAGCACCTATCGCAGACTGAACCGGCGCTTCCATGCGTTTGACCTTATCATGCCGACTATGTTCGGGGAGAACCTTGGACGTATCGCAGCATGTGCAGACCTATCTGGCTCGATGTGGTCGGGTGACCCGTCACCCATGCGTAAGATATTAAGCGAGTTCGTCGGTGTCCTGCATCAAGTAAACCCAGAGCAGGTAGACCTGCTGTATTGGGATGCCGAGGTAACAGGCCATGAGGAATACAAGCGCGGTGACTACGAGAGTATCGCTAACGCTATGCGTCCCCGTGGTGGTGGCGGCACTGACCCGTCATGTGTGCCGAGGTATCTCAAAGAGAAGGACATCAAGCCTGACTGCATCATCATGCTGACAGACGGGCATGTGTTCAACCAGTGGGGAACCAACTGGCCAGCCCCTGTATTGTGGGTAATCGTCGATAATCCAAGCGTTATGGCTGGTGTCGGCAAGACTGTGCATATTGATTAAACAAAAACCAAGGAGCAAACATCATGAGTAACATAGACTTTTCAAATCGCGTATCGCTGCATGAAGCAGCACAACTTATCGCTGCCATCGGCACGACCAACACCATCCTACTCAAGGGCGAGAAGGGCATCGGCAAGTCTGCCATCATGAAGATGCTGCCAGAGTATCTTGGGCCAGAGTATGAGTATGCCTACTTTGATATGGGTAACAAGTCAGAGGGCGACACTGCCATCCCGTTCCCTGACAAGGAGCGCAAGGTTATGGAGTTCTTCATCAACACTGCGCTCAAGCTGCACATGGGTAAGCCTGTTGTCATTATGCTTGACGAGTTCGGTAAGGCTTCGCGCTCTATCCAGAACATGATGCACACCTTGCTTGAGGTGGACAACAAACGCATCCAAGATACCTTCCTACCAGAGGGCAGTATCGTTATCATCAGCACCAACCTGTCAGAAGAAGGGCTAGGCGACACGTTGCTTGACCACACCGTTGACCGCTTGACTGTGGTTGAGGTGCGTAAGCCTAACGCAGATGAGTGGCTACCGTGGGGCGCAGCGAACAACATCCACCCTGCCATGTTGGCTTGGGTTAACCAGACCCCGACTGTGCTGGCATCGTTCCGCGATGACGACTTCGACCAAGACAATGCCTACGTGTATAACCCTAAGCGAGTGCAAGGTAAGTTCATCACGCCTCGCTCACTGGAGCTTGCATCCAACGTCATGTGGGGGCGTGAGAAGATTAGCCAGAACGCCTTAGTCTGTGCGCTTGTGGGAACCATCGGCACGGTGGGTGCAAACGACATCGCGTCCTTCCTTGCCTTCCAAGATGAGATACCTACCCGCGAGAGCATAATTAGTTCCCCGGACTCCGCTAATATCCCTACTTCAGCAGGAGCAACGATTACCTTGTTGTTCAACCTCGAACGTGCGGTGGATAGCGAGACCATCACGCCCATCATGAAGTATATCCGCCGACTGGAGGAGGAGCCGCAAGCTGTATTCTGCACGGCGCTTGCACGTTCTAAGTCCAAGCAGAAGATTGCCTTCACCAACAAGGCGTTCACCGACTGGGCGCGTGACAATCAAGACATCCTGTAAAGAGAAAACAATCACGCTACAAAGCAGCGTGATAAAAACAAGGAGCAAACCAATGACTATATCTAGTTCAGCAATGCTGACCGAGCTTAACATTTCAGTGTGGACAGCAAACAAGATCGACAAAGACGCAAGCCGCAAGGTGGCTGACGATAACAACGCAGCCGCTGACTCCGGCCACTTCCGCAAGAACCTCATGGCTGGCAGCACCCTTCGCAAGGACATCGCTGACTATGCCGCTGGGTGTCGCATGTGGCATAGCACACGCACTATGCCTTGGGCTGACCGTGGGCCGCGCCTATTACCTACCTCACTGTTCTTCGACTACAAGTCCGAGGCCAATGCACGGGAGGCATACTTCAACAACAAGGTGAGCGAGTTCCTACTCGCCTACCCACGACTGGTTCAGACCGCACAAAACTACCTTGGCGACCTGTTCAACCGTGATGACTACCCGCACCCTGATGAGGTTGCGTCCAAGTTCGGCTTCCGCCTTGTGTTCTCGCCAGTGCCTGACGCAGGCGACTTCCGTCTAGACCTACCAAAGCAGGAGCTAGATGCAATGCGGACGCAGTATGAAAGCCATGCCAACGAGCGCGTCGAAGCTGCGATGCAGGAGCAATGGGGCAAGCTGCGCGATATAGTGTTCCGTATGTCAGAGAAGCTGACCGAACCAGAGGACGGGGACGAGGACAAGCGCCGCTGGCACGACACCTTCATCACCAACGCGCAAGAGATGTGCGGTATGCTGACCCACCTCAACATCACCCGTGACCCTACGCTAGAAGAAGCAAGGCGTGGGCTGGAGCGTGCCATCGCTGGTGTGGACATCGAAGACATCAAGGGCGACGAGGATACCCGCACCGATATGAAGGACAAGCTCGACAACATCCTCAAGTCCTATGAGTGGTGAGCACCAGATATACGAGGTGTCGGCATGGCATCGGAGAGGATATGCGGGGACAACATACTTCGCAGTGTATTACCGAGATGGCCGCACTGGCTTGAAGTATGTGCTTCCCAACATCGCGGCTCGTGACGAGCTAGACGCCTACGTTATTGCAATGAAGAAATTAGAAGAAGGAGACTACTGATGTTTATTGACGACATGAAGAACCGTTACACTTACTTGAATACCATGAAGAACATAGTGTGGGAGGAGTCGCTCGACAGGCCACATCGCCCTGCACTTTCTATCATATTACACCCAGACTTGGAGCCAGTCTTTGACAAGCTGATGCGTGAGCGTCCGACATGGCGGTTCAAGTCCTACGAGCTAATCCATGGTGGTGGTGACGGTGTTAGTGTTACAAAACACGCCGTGCGTTTCGACATCTACGAAGGGGATGAGAAGCTTGGGCAGTTATGGAGAGAGACCCACTGGCGCGACCAAGAGGTGCGCTACTGCTTCAACAACTTCCGGCTACATCAAGAGCGGCAGCGCAACAGCGTGAGCTATACAACTAAGTCAGACGTAGCAGTCAAGCGTATCGTCAAGGCGTTCCACATGAAGACCCCATCCGAACGGGCTGTTGACGCGCAGAATGCTGTCCGGAGTGTTGTCAACACTTTGGTGCAAGAGACTAATGTGCCTGTGCGTAGGGCCAAAGCAGGTATTGAGGGAGAGTTCTTTCTATATGCAGCGCGACACTGGGAAGAAGCCAAGTTGATCTTGCCAATATCCTCTAAGGGAATTGACCTACCGAGTCTGGTGGCGGCAAACGGCCACGCGATGCAGATGCAGGAGGCAGTAAGCCAAGGTAATGGTGTCAACGTGCAGCTTGAACCCAACGGCACATACGCTACGTCCCGACCCATAAACACTGGGTATGAGACTCACTCTTATACTGATACCACACTACCAGACCATATCCGTGGTGTGCTTGGTCTACTCAAGCTAGTCGAGGACGAGACCGCCATTGATAATGTAGGCGCTCGTATACATGCTAACCTCTACTACGTTATGGATAAGAAAGAGGAGCCGGGATGATTTCCTTACCCGAGTAAGCAAAACTGGACTTGACATAGTATACCCGTAGTGTAATCAACATAAACAAGGAGCAAACAACATGGCATCTACCCCTGAAAAGCGGGTGAAGGAGAAAGTCGTTCGCATTCTCAAAGAAGAGAGCGTCTACTATTTCTTCCCAGCAACCCACGGCTACGGACGCAGCGGCGTCCCTGATATTATAGCCTGTGTAAACGGACACTTCTTTGCCATTGAGTGCAAGGCTGGGACAAACAAACCTACCGCACTACAGATCAGTGAGATTGAAGCTATCCGGCGCAACAACGGCGTGGCTGTGGTGGTGAACGAGGAGAACTGGGACATGGTGCGCGATATGGTGCGGAAACTTAAGACTACTGTCATAGGAGAAGCGGCATGACCGACCAAGATATCCTCAAGACAATGAGCTACATAACCGACAATAAGTATATCGCGACTTATCATGGTGTGGATGTGAAACGTGTTATCGCCCTGCGCGATAAGATAAAGAAGGGCACAAAGAGGAAGGTCGAAGTGGTGCGACCAGAGGTAGAACATGCAACAACCGCGAAGCCTAACGCTAACTCTACGGGACTGAACAGCGACTCCGAACGCAAGTGGAATAAGAACGCCAAGGAAGGCTCGGCTGCACTACTCAAGGCACTGCTTAAGTTTTTTGAGAATAGGAAACGCAGACTGAGGGAGCAAAGCAGATGATTATTACAAATGAACCACGCTGGACGGTAACGCTGACCTATCACCACGGAGATGGGCCGCGCAGCACCACAATTAACGTCGAGGAGCTTTTTGAGCTTCAAGACATCGTGGAGTGCGGACCTAGCTTCTACTCCATCGAGAGCATCGAGATTAAGCCAAGTGATCGCCACCCCAAGATGACTGTGGAAGAGGCGATGAGCCAATGACCGCAGATAACTGGCTTTTCGTATTGGTCATGGGGGTAATAATCCTTGCCGCCTACCTGATTGCAACCGCACCGAAGATAACCGAGCAAGAGCGCAAAGAAATGGAAGAGGATTGGTGGGGCTAATGCAAATCCTAACCATCGACTTCGAGACGTTCTATAGCCAGAAGTTTAGTCTCTCTAAGATGACAACGGAGGAGTATATCCGGGACTCCGAGTTTGAGGTTACTGGCGTAGCAGTAAAGGTGGACGCCGGGGAAGCTAAGTTTTTCTCCGGCCCGAAGGCGCAAACCAAACGGTGGCTGGATCAGTTCGACTGGGACAACGCTATCGCTGTGGCGCACAACGCTGTCTTCGATATGGCTATCTTGAACTGGCACTTCGATATTAGACCCAAGCGGATTGTGGACACGCTCTCTATGCTACGAGCTATCGACGGGCCTGACGCTGGTAACAGTTTAGCCAAAGCAGCCGAGCGGTATAAACTAGGTGTCAAAGGCACAGAGGTAATCAATGCGCTAGGTAAACGGCGACTGGACTTCACGCCAAAAGAGATGTCCCGATATGGCACATACTGTATCAACGATGCGGACCTGACCTATGACCTGTTCCAACGCATAGCTGTGGGTTTCCCAGCGGTTGAGTTTCGGTTGATCGACCTGACGATACGCATGTTCACCGAGCCAGTGCTAGTTTTAGACAAACAAGTCCTCACAAACCACGTGTCTAATGTGAGGAGCAAAAAAGCCAAACTCATGGATGCTATCGTGGTAGATAAGGACGCGCTGATGTCCAACCCTAAGCTGGCTTGCTTACTGAGCGCCATGGGTGTCGTCCCACCTGTGAAGGTGAGCGCCAAGACAGGCAAGGAAGCATTCGCCTTCGCCAAGAGTGACGAGGGGTTCAAGGCATTACTTGAGCATCCCGACCCGCGAGTGCAAGCGGTAGCGGCTGCGCGGCTGGGCGTTAAGTCTACGCTGGAAGAGACACGCACCGAACGGTTCATTAAGATCGCAGAGCGAGGCACATTACCTGTGCCGCTACGTTACTATGCTGCACATACTGGGCGATGGGGAGGGGACGATAAGGTCAACCTCCAGAACCTACCGCGCAAGTCACCACTGAAAAAGGCGATGTTGGCCCCAGAGGGCTACACGTTCATCGACTGCGATAGCAGCCAGATCGAAGCGCGAACCTTAGCGTGGCTGGCTGGGCAAGATGACCTTATTGCTGCGTTTGACCGAGGCGAGGATGTCTACAAGATTATGGCAAGCTCTATCTATACTGTGCCTGTCGAGGAGGTGACGGATGACCAACGCTTTGTGGGGAAGACTACCATCCTTGGCTGTGGTTACGGGATGGGTGCTGCCAAGTTTAAGGCGCAGCTAAAGACCTTCGGCGTCGATATGGAAATGGCCGAGTGTAGGCGTATTATCCGAGTGTATCGTGAGACCTACCCAAAGATACCCGACCTGTGGGATGACGCGAACGATGTGCTGGACTCTATATCTTTAGGTACACACACCACCTTGGGCCATAACGATGTGCTGGTAGTCCACGGTAAGGATGGCATTGAGTTACCCAATGGCCTGTTCGTTAAGTACGACAACGTGCGCCGCTTAAAAGCAGAAGAGGGGCAGAAAGCTGAGATGGTCTACGACCAGAAGAAGGGCAAGTCCGTGTTGCTCTCCCGTATATACGGTGGGAAGCTAGTAGAGAACGTATGCCAAGCCCTTGCACGTATTATAATAGGTGAACAGATGCTGATGATCGCACGGCGCTACCGCGTGGTGATGACCGTGCATGACGCGATAGGGGTGATTGCCCCTACTGAGGAAGCCGACAAGGCTCGTGCGTTTGTGGAAGCATGCATGCGCATGCGCCCCAAGTGGGCACCAACGCTACCGTTGAATTGTGAAAGCAAAATAGGAGCAAGCTATGGCGGATGAATATGCAGTTAAGGTAACCGTGCGTAACAACCTGATACTACGCCGGATGAAGAAGCTTGGTATTAAAAGCCAAGCGGAACTGGCCAAGCAGTCGGGGTTAGGCCCCCAAATAGTGGGTACGCTTATCGGACTTAAAAAGCGCCCTGTAAGTGCTCACACTGGGGAGTGGCTTGATTGCGCCTTTGCCTTGTCCTCGGCGCTACAGACGGAGCCGGAAGAGTTGTGGACTGAGAAGCAACGGGGGATGGCGCTCGGGCGCAACTCACGCGAAGTTAGCATGAGTGAAGACGCCGTTGCACAGCTTGCTTCCGGTAATGGCACTGAACAGATGGTACAGAAAGTACTTACTTCAGAGAGGGTAGCCAAAACGCTACAGGTACTAACCCCTCGACAGCAGGATATTATACACCGCAGGTTTTTTGAGGAGGAAACCCTTGATGAAGTAGCTATTCATCACGGCGTACATAGGGAACGTATACGCCAGATCGAAGCAAAAGCACTGCGGAAACTAAGGCACCCCAGCAATGCTAAACTATTGAAAGACCTAAACGAGGAAGGAATAAGTTATGGATGATACTGGACCAGCGTGTTGGATGTGCACATATTCCGACGAAGAATACCGTGGGTTAGAGTGTAGGATAAAACCACCTTCACCAGACTACAAAAACAATAGGCGTATGTTTCCCATTGTGAGGCCGGATGACTGGTGCGCTAAGTACAAAGCCAAGGTGGGGCCAGAGCCAGAGCCGAACGAAAGCCTTGATGAAATACTTGATGGATGGAAGGAAGACTAATGACCGAGTATCAATTTACAAAAGATTGGTTCAACTGGGCACCGGAAATCTGGAACCAGCTTACCCTTATGTTGTCAGGTACAGCAACGAACCGACAATTCCTTGAGATCGGTTCTTTTGAAGGACGCAGCAGCATCTGGATTGCCGAGAACATGATGACCGAAGGCGACGAACTGCGCTGCATCGACACATGGGAAGGTGGCGAAGAGCATGGCGAAGAGGATATGGGTGGAGTCGAGGATCGTTTCCGGCACAACTTAATTGTAGCTACAAAAAAGCTGCCGCGCCGCCGTATCTTCCAACTTAAGGGCACCTCAACTAAGAAGTTGGCAGAACTCCAGAGCCACCCGTCTGGGCATAGCTTCGACTTCATCTACATCGACGGAAGCCACATCGCTAAGGATGTGCTGACCGATGCGTGTATGGCTTGGCCACTACTCAAGCCCAAGGGGCTGATGGTATTCGACGATTATCTATGGACACCGAACGCACGGGATATCCTGCACCGCCCTAAAGCAGCCATCGACGCCTTCATTAACCTGTTCGCAGAGGAAGTGGAGATTGTGCACATTGGGTACCAGTTAATTGTACGTAAGAAAGGAGAATGATTATGGATTGGCTATTGATTTTTATTTTTATCGGACTGTTCGTACTTGGATATTTGGTGGCGTTGATACGCAACTTTGCATCCGCCGAAGGCATCAAGCGTGAGAACGAGCGACTTAATGCTGAACTGCACAAACTCACTGACCGCGACAGCCGTGGCCGTTTCAAAGGCGGTAAGTAGTGTCTAAACGAGTATGGACACCTGAGAAAGACGCACAGTTGCTGGAATATTACGAGCACGGTCTAAGGCCAGCATATATGGCAGAACAAATGGGGCTTACGATTGCTTCCGTGGAATGCCGTTATAGAAAACTAAAGAAAGCGAAAGCAAATGACTGAAGAAAAACGCCCAAGCCTTATGATTGCCACCCCCATGTATGGGGGCATGTGCACAGGTAACTACGTACAGGGCTTGCTCTTTACGATAGCTAAGATGCGCGAGGTCGGGGTCAACGTGGCATGGTGCCAGATTATGAACGAGAGCCTTATCACACGGGCACGGAACGAACTGGCACGGATATTCCTTGAGAGTGACCACGACTACCTGATGTTCATCGACGCTGACATCGGCTTCGATCAAGAGGCTGTTGCGCACCTGATGCTGGCCGATAAGGATATCGTATGCGGTATCTACCCGAAGAAGGAAGTGAACTGGGATAGCGTCAACCGCGCCGCCCTTGCGGGGAAGACTGATCTTGAGAACCATGCCGGAGCCTTTGTGTTTAACATGATTGGTACAGGTAATGCAGAGTCCGACGAGACAGGTTGCATCGAAGTGCGACATGGCGGCACAGGCTTCATGCTCATCAAGCGGGGGGTATTCGAGGAGTTGATACCGCACGTGCCAACCTATCGTGTGTCGTCGTTCAAAGACCCAGAGACAGGTGAGTACCAGAAGCCATTAACCCACGAGTTTTTCGCTACCAGCATCGACGACAGCGGTGCGTTGCTAAGCGAAGATTACCATTTTTGTGAACTGTGGCGCAACCACGGTGGCAAAATACACGCCCACCCGTTCATCAAGTTACATCATGTAGGCACGTATGTGTTTGGTGGTGACCTCTTGCAGAGCGGCGGCAATCTTAAATAAGGAGCAAATGAAATGACTAGAGTACCGATAAATTTGAAAATGACTAAAGCAGAAGCAGTTACAAAGATGCTGAAAGCGGGGGAATCCGTTGCATTTATTAACGAGGTGTTGGGGGTTAGCGGAAGTTACATCTACATGCTAAAGAAGAAGTTAGCCGAAGGGGCGGAAGAAGTGGTGGAAACGGTGCGACAGACTGCCGCAGAGCACACCAACAAGGTCAAAGAGATGATCGAAGACTGGAGGGCAGAGGCAGAGGCTGATAATGCTGTAGACACAATCCTTAACGAACGTGCGACCACTTACGGTAGCTTTGAAGATGTAGCAGGGTGCGCACAGGAGATAAAAAATGCAATTCGCATATGTAACAACAGCGAGTTAGATGACGACCAAATAGAAGCCCTTGATATGATAGCCAGCAAGATTGCACGGGTTGTAAATGGTAACCCAAATCATATAGATAGCTGGATTGATATAGCGGGATATGCTACGTTAGTGGCTGACCGTCTCCAAGGGAAAACTAGATAGCATGACAGCGTGGTCCTATAGTAGCATCAAGACCTTCGACCAGTGTCCGAAGAAGTACTTTCACCTTAAGATTGTGAAGGACGTCAAGGATATTCCGGGAGAAGCTGCTGACTATGGGACCGCAGTCCATGAAGCCGCCGAGTTGTTCATCAAGGATGGCACACCCATCCCTGAGAAGTTTGCTTACATGCGACCCATCATGGAGCCACTGGCTGCTAAGAAAGGTACAAAGCACACCGAGTTGCGGCTGGGTGTCAGGAAGACGGATACTGGCTACGAGTCTACCACCTTCTTTGCTAAGGACGTATGGTGGCGTGGTATCGTCGATTTGCTGATTGTGAACGGTAAGACTGCCTACATGATTGACTACAAGACAGGTAAGAGCGCTAAGTACGCAGACATGAAGCAGCTTGACCTTATGGCGGGTGCCATCTTTGTGCACTACCCAGAGGTGCAGAAGATTAAGTCAGCGTTAGCCTTTGTGGTAAGCAATGAGTTTCCTAAGAAGGTACACGTAAGAGAGAAGCTGGATCAGTACTTTAATGTGTTCAACGACCAGTTAGATCAGTTGGAATCTGCCATAGATAATGGTATATGGAACGCCAAGACAAGCCCACTATGCGGATGGTGCCCAGTTAAAAGCTGCGAACACTACAAGCCGCCACGGAGAAGATGATGGCACGAGACTACCGCGCTGAGTACGACAAGTACCAAGGCAAGCTAGAGCAGAAAAAGAACCGAGCGCAGCGCAATGCGGCCCGTGCCAAGATGGTGAAGGCTGGTAAAGCGAAGAAGGGTGACGGGAAAGACGTTGCCCATACAAAAGCATTTGACAAAGGCGGCACCAATAAAGATGGCGTACGGCTAGTTAGCAAATCTGCTAACCGCTCGTTCAAGCGGGACAGCAAGGGCAATCTTGTATCGGAAGTAAGTACGCGAGAACGTAAAAAGAAATAACCCACTAGGAGCAAACTGTGGAAATCATTGACAACAAGGCGTTGCTAGTCAGCGCTCAGGACCCGTCCGTCATCACGGATCATATACACAAGAGCGCTGCCGTTAAGGAAGGCGTGGTTGTCAAATGGGGGCACACTGAAGCTGAGATACTAGCTGGGCTCGGGTTCATCGACACACCATCGCCCATGCTTAGGTCCTATGAGTGGACAGGTAAGCTAACCCCGTTCGAACACCAGAAGGTTACAGCTTCTTTCTTATCAATCCGTAAACGCGCATTTTGCTTCAACGAGCAGGGTACAGGTAAGACAGCCAGCGTAATCTGGGCTGCGGACTACCTCATGAAGCGCGGTGATATCAAACGTGTGCTGGTGCTATGCCCACTTTCTATCATGAAGTCTGCGTGGCAACAGGATTTGTTTAAGTTCGCTATGCACCGTTCGTGCAGCGTAGCGCATGGCGCTGCCAAGCAACGTGAGAAGATCATTGAAGCAGGGGCCGAGTTCGTCATCATTAACTTCGATGGGCTGGCTATCGTGAAGGACCAGATCATCGCTGGTGGGTTCGACCTCATCGTGATCGACGAAGCAAACGCATACAAAAATGCGCAGACCAACCGCTGGAAAACAATTAAGCAAATAGTTAATGCGCTGAATCCGCGTATCTGGATGCTTACAGGTACGCCAGCAGCACAAAGCCCTCTTGATGCTTACGGCCTCGCTAAGTTAGCTGATGGCCCCAACTGCCCTAAGTTCTATGGCCAGTACCGCGAACAGGTTATGATGAAGGTGACCCAGTTCAAATGGGTTCCCAAGCCGCACTCGCAGGATGTGGTGCATAGTATTCTTCAGCCAGCCATACGGTTTGAGAAGAAGGATTGCCTCGACTTGCCAGCGGTGACTCATACCGAACGTGAAGCGCCGCTCACCCCACAGCAGCAGAAATACTACAACAAGCTAAAGAGCCAGATGCTGTTCGAAGCCGATGGCGAAGAGGTCAGCGCGGTGAACGCTGCGGCCCGTATCAACAAGCTACTCCAGATTAGCGGAGGCGCAGTCTATACGGATACTGGCGAAGTCTTAGAGTTCGATGTGTCTAACCGCCTTAACGTGGTGTTAGAAGTGATCGAGGAAGCCAGCAATAAGGTGCTGGTCTTCGTGCCGTTTACCCACACCATCGAGTTGCTACGCGCCAAACTGCAAAAGGCTGGTGTATCCTGCGACGTCATCAACGGTAAGGTATCGGTGAACAAGCGCAGCGACATCATTCACCAGTTCCAAACGCAACCCGACCCCCATGTGCTTATCATTCAGCCACAGGCTGCATCACACGGGCTTACACTTACGGCAGCAGACACAATCATTTGGTATGCTCCCGTAACATCAGTCGAGACCTACCTCCAAGCCAATGCCCGTATTGATCGTCCCGGCCAGAATAACGCTATGACCATCGTGCATATCAAAGGCAGCGAGGTGGAAGACCGCTTATACAATATGCTTCGCGGTAATATCGAGAACCACAAACGTATCATAGATTTATATAGACAGATGACGGAGGAATAAAATGACTGAGCAAAAAATGTCCGAACGCCCCCTAGTATTTAATTTTAAGGTGGGTGACCGCGTTACGGTAAAAGATAGGCTGCACCTAAGGGCCACTGGCTGCACTAAGGGGTCATACGCTCTAACCTACCCTGAGGGTTTTACGGTAGTGAATGTGGCTTCATACAACAACCACAGCCATGACTACTTATGCGAACCATTCGTTAAAACGCCCCACTCTAGGACGTTGCATATTGAAGAAAGATATCTGAAGGAGCTTGACACTGTATAGTACAGGGTCTAGAACAAGACTACGGCAATAGCCGAGCAAGGAGCAAACCATGTCAGAACCAGTACCAATCAATGACCTCGTGTCTGCGTACCGTAACATTCGTGCTGCGGTTGCGGCGGAGGAAGAAGCCCACGATGCCAAGCTCAAAGATTTGAAGGACCAGTTGGAACTCATCTCTACCGAGCTTCTTAACTTCTGCAATGAGCAGAACCTCGACAGTGTCCGCACCCCTGCTGGCACTTTATCCCGCCGTGTCCAAACGCGATATTGGACAACGGACTGGGAGCATATGTACAAGTTTATCGCAGACAACGATGTGCCTTTCGTTTTAGAAAAGCGTATTCACAACGGTAACATGAAACAGTTTCTGGAGGAGAATCCGGACGTTCTCCCTATCGGTCTTCAGATCGACAACAAGTACGTAATCCAAGTCCGTAAACCAACTGAGAAGTGAGAATACCTATGAGCAGTATAACCATATTTGAAGAACCCTCTAATGTCGCCACGGTGCAGCGTGAGTCTCGTCGTATGGACCGTATGTCCAGCGGCGGTAGCGGGAGCACCATGCGCCGTATCCAGCTTAGCAATGGCCGCACTTTCAAGCGCGTCATCAACGGTGAGCAGATTGGTAAGGCCGCTAGTGATACGCTCGACGTCATTATCGTAGACTGGCTGGTTGAGCCTTCGCGTAAATTCTATGCGGCTGCTTACGATAAAGACGCCAAGGCCACACTACCTGACTGCTGGTCAAACGATGGTGTTGCGCCAGAAGCAGGAGCTAGCAACAAGCAGAGTAGGGCTTGCCGTGGTTGCCCCAAGGACGTTAAGGGTTCCGCGCCTAACAATAAGAAGGCTTGCCGGTATGAACGCCGCCTCGCAGTCCTTGTTGCCGGTGACCCGTCTGGTGATTTGTACCAGATTGCTATTCCGGGCGCTTCGCTATTCAGCGACAACAATGGCAACGTCTACGGCTTCGAAGGCTACAAGAAGTTTATGCTTGCCAGCAAACATGCCCTCGACACGGTGGTAACACGCCTTGTCTACGATACCGAAGCAGACACGGCCAAGGTTGGGTTCAAACCTATCCGCCACCTGACCGAGATGGAAGCATCGCTTGTGGACGCAGCGCAAGACGATCCCGCCACAGAGAAGTACACCATGCTGACTGCTGGTGCTATAGACACTACTAAGGCTATTGCTGCTCCTGCTCCTGTTGTTGCTATCGCTGCCCCCACTGTGAGCGTTAACCCGTTCGGTGACGACGATGAAGACGAAGCGCCAGCCACCCCAGTCAAACGGGCCGCTAAGCCGAAGGTTACTCCTGAGGTAAAGCCCGAACTGGCATCTGTAATGGGTGAGTGGCTTAAGGAAGAGGAAGAAGAAGAGGATGACTTCGCATGAGTATGCGGGGCTACAGCATCCGTGTAGCCGAGGCTATCGGGGAGGCCGATGTTAACCTCCTCGGGGTACAACTTGGGCGAGCTTGTCTTGCCCAAGATATCCCTGTCGCAGAAGTTGCGGAGAGCCTTGGGATTACACGTCAAACGGTTTATCACTGGTTTCTTGGGTTGAGTGAGCCAAGAGGCAAATCATGTGAGGCCATCCAGTCCTACCTAGCTAATTTGGGTTGAGCTTTCACAAAGAGCAAACGATAAGTGGGGGTTTCCCCCCGCAACGGTGAGTGATGCAATGCAACAATATGATCTCTTAAGCCTCGTGCAGCCAGCGGGGGGCTGGTTCGCTATCACAGGTATCAAAGGGACGGGGAAAGACGCCGATGTCCGCCAAGAACTTGTAGCTACGCGGGAAGAAGCAGATGCTTTAATAGAGCGCTTCGTCGATGCTGGCCGAAATGTATTCTTTGGGGTAGCCAAGTATGCAACTGGTGACAACCGCAAGAAGGAGAATGTCCTTGGTCTCAAGGCGTTCTGGCTCGATGTGGACTGCGGCCCGACCAAAGCTGAACCCGACCCGAAGACTGGACGACCTGATGGTTACGTAGACCAAACTGCTGCCATAGCGGCGCTGCGTACTTTTTGTGAATCCGTCGGTCTTCCTACTCCTACCATAGTAAACTCAGGTGGTGGCATCCACGTATACTGGGCGCTTACGGAAGAAATCACACGGCGGGACTGGGAACCTGTAGCAGAGCGCTTCAAGGAAGTGTGCCAAACCCAGAACTTCTACGTCGATAACGCGGTGTTCGAAGTGGCACGTATCCTACGTGTGCCCGGTACGTTTAACTTCAAAGAGGAAGAGCCTCGTCTGGTTGAGTTTATCCATGTGGGTAAGCCGATTTCCTTTGAGGAGGTGCGCGCCATCTTTGGGGTCAAGGCGCAGCCGACAATCTTCGATGAGGATTACCAACCGTCACCACGCCAACTGGCACTGACAAATGGTATAGGCTACAACTTCAAACAAATCATGCAGCGCACAGCTAGGGGCGATGGGTGTAACCAACTCCTACACGCATATACGAACCAAGATACCGTTAGTTACTACGAATGGTTCTACGCGCTGTCAGTGGCAGCTATGTGCGAGGACGCAGACACTGCGGTCCATATGATGTCGAAGGGTCACCCAGACTACGATCCAGAGTCCATAGACCGGAAAGTTGAAACGATCCGCAAGTCAACTAGCTGCGCCAAGTTTCGTAGCGTTAACCAAGAGCTATGTGAGGGGTGTCCACACCTCGACAAAATCAAAGGCCCCAAGGAACTGGGCAAGGTGGTCAAGGAGTCCAGCGAGGACTTCATCAAGGTAGAAACTGAAGAGGGTGTGGTCGAGCATATCGACATCCCTAAGTATCCGTTCCCGTTCTACAGGGGCGATGGCGGTGGTGTTTGGAAGAAGCCTCCCAAGGATTCAGTCGAAGAAGTCGAACCGAAGATGGTATACGCAAACGATTTCTATGTTGTGAAACGTATGTACGATCCCGGTGAGGGCGACTCCGCGCTTATGCGCGTACACCTACCGCAAGACGGTTTACGGGAATTTACCGTTGCCATGTCCAAGGTTACCCAGAAGGATGAGCTTCGCAAGATACTCTCCGCCAACGGGGTGTATAGCTACGGCAAGCGTTTCGATACGCTGATGGAATATGTACACGCATCCGCTGAAAACTTACAAGATAGACAGAAAGCAGAAATCATGAGGCAACAATTTGGTTGGGTAGACGGCAACAGCCGGTTTGTTTTAGGCGATCAGGAGATGACCATCGACGGCAATATCTATTCGCCGCCGTCTAAGGCAACGGGTAAGCTGGCTAAGTTTATTGGTCCTGTTGGGTCGATGGATAAATGGAAAAGCGTGTGGAGCTTGTATGGCGAGGAGGGCATGGAAGCCCAAGCATTTGCTGCGCTAAGCGCGTTCGGGTCACCGCTGCTAAAGTTTCTTAACCAGACAGGGGCCGTCATCAACCTGTTTAACTCCCACTCTGGTACGGGTAAGACCACCATCTTGAACATGGTGAACAGCGTCTATGGGCATCCCCAACAACTGCGCTTGAAAGAAATCGACACCATGAACGGTAAGCTTCAGTGGGTCGGCGTCCTCAACAATCTGCCAGCCACCATGGACGAGCTTACCAACGTAACATCTAAGGAATACTCAGACTTCTTATACTCGCTGTCGAACGGTAAGGGTAAGGAACGCATGTTGGCTGGGGCCAACGAACTGCGTGAGAACAATACCACATGGCAGAACATTACGGTTTCGACGTCGAACTCTTCGTTTGTTGAGAAGTTGTCGATCTTGAAGGATAACCCAGAAGGTGAGCTTATGCGCCTTATCGAATACCCGATAGGGTTGGTAGACTCCATCAATACCGCAAATGCCAAAGAGTTATTTGATAAGGTGCTGTTCTCTAATTACGGCCACGCCGGACCTGTTTACATTCGCTATGTGCTAAACAACATGGAATACGTGGTGGGTAAGTGTCTCCAGATGCAGGACAAGATTGACCGTGAGCTTCAGCTTCTACCTAAGGAGCGCTTCTGGTCAGCCACAGTAGCAGCTAATATCGAAGGTGGTATCCTCGCTAAGAAGTGCGGCTTGATCGACTGGAATATGAAGCGCATCTACGGACACGCTTGCGATATAGTTGAGCGGCTTCGTCAAGATACCAAGGCACCACTTAACGGTGTTGAGCAGGTTATAGGTGACTACCTGTATCGCCATATGCAGAATATCTTAGTTGTGAACGACAAGTCAGACCGCCGCACCAAACTGCCATCTGCGCCTATACGCGAACCAAAGGGTGAGTTGCTGATCCGTATCGAACCAGATACCGAGATGATGTTCCTTATTGCCAAACCGTTTAGGGAGTACTGCGTCAAGTACCAGATCAATTACAACGACACTCTAGACAAGTTAGCGGCACAAGGTCGGTTAGTGAATCGTGACAACAAGCGTATGTCCAAGGGTATGGCTGTCTCAGGGGATAACGTCCACTGCCTGTGGTTCAAGCTGGACCCAGACTTTGTAAGCGTCAATGAGTACGCCAAGGAAGATGGTATAATAGATGCAGATTGAGGGTATAGACTATGAAGTTAACTGGCGCGCATTCCAGAGGGGCACTTCTTTGTTCTTCCCTTGCCTCCATGTACCACGCGCTCGGGCACAACTGATGGTAGTCATCAAACGCCTACGTATCAAGATATTGGTCAAGCCCTCAATCGAAAGTGGGATTAGGGGTTTACGAGTATGGCGGATGTAAGTATATAGCCCTCGGAAGTTTGCTCCTTCCTATCGGTGCATCGCATCACTCACTACCCCCGGTTGCTCACTCAGCCGGGGGTTTTTATTGGCCTTCAGCCTCCAGAAGCTGCTGAATACGCTCTTCCTGTAGCACTTCCCTGATCGGGATTTTCGGATTAACCTCCAAACCGTAGGCTTTACCAGTAGCGTCTTGCTCCTTAGCTTTGAACGACTTCCGCTTGGTATCTTTGGATATTGAGTTCGATGGGTAGTTCTCATCATATACGTTGATGTCGTATTCCACCCGCTGCAACTCAAGCTCGTTTTTATCCGATGGGTCTGCATCATACTTAAGGATAGCACGGTACCGTCGATCAAGTAGCTCGGTCTTCTGCGCTGCGACTTCCCGCTCAACGGCACCTGCCATTATATCAAGCTCCATATTACGCGTTGTCTCAGCGTCCTTAAAGCCGAGGGACTGCAAAAAGGTCTTACCACCGGTATAGTAGCTGGGGTCCTTAAGCTGAATGTCCTTGTCTTTCCCGATCTTCAACCCTTCCTCTTGGAGGCGTAGGGCTTTCAGTGGGTTACGGATAATTGCAGGAACCGCCAACTCCACGGCCTGCTGGACATCACCTTTTTCCCACGCGTCAATCGCTTTACGGTACGAAATAGCCACGCTACCAAACGGACCAAGTGCCATCCTTGCCACGGCTTCATAAGCTCGGACTTCAGGTGTGTCGCCCTTCACCTGCACATTACTCCAGATAAACGGCAAGTCACCCATGGCCACGGAGTTAGATATATCCACACCGAAGATTGCCGGTATGCCGCTATCCGCAGCGGTTGCCAAATTGGCTGCTGCCTTGTCGCTGAGACCAAGTGCGTTCTGTAGGGTGCTTTCCCTACCAAACGTCTCAGGGATAAAGGTCGCCCGGATATAGTAATCCATATCCTTCTTACCTAGTTCGTTCCCGTTCTCGTCTGCGTATTTGAGGAACTGGCGCTCGACGGTTTTCTCACCGAGGACACCTTCCTTGATTTCCTCTTCCTCATCGTCATCATCCTCAAACAAGCTTTCGACATACTTAGCGACGGTGAATGCACCCATAATTAAAGGAGCAAACAGGGTAGCCTGTACGCCACCGTAGAGCGCGGTGACGGCAGAAGAACCGAAGAATACACGGGCTGCGGCTGCTTTGCCTTCTTTGTTAAAGTACGGGAGCATACCGACAAAGCTACGCAACATTAGCGACGATAGCGAATGTATATACGAAGTCATCTGGAGCGCAAAACGAGTCGCAGGGGCTTTAGCAAAACGTGATTTATTCCAGTTGGTAAAGTCGAACATGGCCTTATTCGTTAGGTCAGTCGCTAACTTACGGGCTTCTATACCCGCTTGCTCCGGCGTCTTACCTTTACCGATTGCCCGCTCATACGCTAGATCGAAGCTGGACATATACATGACACTGCGCCCGATTGTCTCAGTCGAATGGAACAAGAAACCCATAGCACTCATGGTATTGGCAGCAGCCCGCTGACCTGCGGTCAATACTTCACCACGGCGTACCGCCTGCCGGAAATTAAAGTCCCCGGTAGGTGTGTTGCTACGCTCATACAGCTGGCTACTCGAAGCGAAAGTGCTCTCAATGACGTCATGGTCTTGCGCGTATTCCCATGCAGCCATCGTCTGCTTGTAGCGGTCTGGGTCGTTCTTCTTAAGGTTACGCATATAGGCGCTGTTCTGGAACTTAAACTCCGGAGCTTGCAGCCCGACGTTACCATCCTCGTCGCGGAACGGGTTAGGGATTTCCCGGCCCGCCAATAACGAAGTTGTGTACCGAGCAGCCATAGCTGCCGTCTTGGCCTCACCAAATTCACCTGACAGGACTTGAAGCCCTAGAGTGTGTAGCTGGGTAAGGTTAATCGCCGCAGATGCCATTGAAGACAGGTGGTGGTAGAATGTAAGCTTAGACCCGAACGCTATCGCATTATTGATGGCGTTAAGGAGGATGCTGTTCGACTCAGGAGCCACTGCGCTTTTCACCCGCTCCTCGATTTCAAGCCGGAGTGCATCGCGGTAAGGGGTTAGTTCGTCGCTTTCGGATTCCGCTTTAGCTTCTTCAATGACGTTCTGGAACTTATAGTTATACGCCAGACGCCCAAGTTGGTTCGCTGACGCTACTGCCGTAGCAGCAAACGTGCGAAGCGAGTCGGTGCTGAAACCAGTTACAAACCTACGGTGAACAAAACGCCGACGCATATCTGCCTCAGGTAGTGCCGTTAGGTACATCTGGAATACGAGGTCCCGCAGGCCCTCCATGTCGTCCCTCTCAAGCCTAGGCTTCCCGTTGCTCTTGGCGGTATTGCCACCATCGAGGGCATCCAGAATACCTTTGAGCGCTGCACTGGCGTCATTACTAGCGACCTTGTTACGTAGGTCCGCACGGCTAGTACCCGTTACCATCGCACGGGTTTCGCCTTCCTTCTTCAGCCTACGCTGTAGCGCTTTCAGTTCTGCGGGGGTCTCCCGCATGTAGAAGTCATTACCTACACTGAGCCAGTACTCCCCGAATCGTTTAACGGGGAAGTAGATCGTGCGTTCCCGAGCCTTATTAAACATCTGCTCGATGGATGACTTAAGCTTCACAGCGTCGTTCGAGTCGAACTTGGCGTCGTCAATCCGCTGCATAAGCAGGCGGTAATGCTCATTGAAATTGGCGCGGTGGAAATCACGAGCAGCCTTGAAGATTTTTCTACCTTCTGGCGCTAAGCTGTTCCAACCTAGGACGACAACTGGGTTTCCATCCTCGTCAAGGACAGGGTCACCGTTTGTATCTTTAAGTGTGCCACCAAAGTACAGCCGCTTGATGTCATCCTTACGCGTGGTGATCTGCCCTTTCAGGCTCTTCCGTTTATTTGCGTCAGCTTCCGTAGCTAAGCTAGCCTCAAGTTCTTTAAGCTTGGGGTCGATACGCATATACTCCGCCGCAGTCACAGCCAAGCTTGGGTCTGCGTCGATCATGTTTGAGTACATGATGTTGTCATCCAACGCCGTGTTGCCATCTGGGTCACGCGAAGCAAACGCTGTCCATTCTTGCTCAACCGTACTGGCTCGCCGCACGATGCGATTGACGTACGGGATATATTCTTCCCGCATGATAGTGTCGATCTTACCAATCGACTTCATACCGGCGAGCTTAGCCAGACGGAAGATGTCTTCGATTTGCTGGAAGCCAAGTATGAGCCTATAGCCCCCTACCGGCATACTCTGGGTAAGGGATGCTATGATACCACTATTGGCATCCGGGTTCCGCATAGCTTCCGCAAGGCGCTTGATAAGCCCCTTGGTTTCGTTCTCGTTACGGCTCTGGATGATGCGCTTCTGTAGCCTGTTGACTTCCATGCCACGGATACCAGCCGCAGCTTCAAGGCGTTTGATCTGCGCCTTAGTCAGCTTAACCGAAACAGCCTCCTCAACATTGGCGTCAGTTAGGGGTTCCGTGCCACCTCCATCGCCTGCTCCAAGGTCGCCCCGTTCTCCAGTACGGTCACGACCTTCATAAGATGGGCTGAGTAGGGATTCCCCGGTGCTTCCTTCTCCGCTAGGTCCGCGTACGTCCCCAGCGTTCCTATCGCCATCTCCATCGGATGTTTGCTCTGCATCGCCATCCGTAAATTTGTTTCCGCGATACTCGATGCTAATGTCTGAGTTTTGGCCATTAAAAAGCTCCACGCCAAGTTTAACGATGTCGGCGTAATCTGCCGCAATCGTGTCTGCAAAATTGTCCTTAAACCGACGATAGGCGAACCCTGTGTCAGCTTCCATGTTTAAGTCTATATCCTGATACTCTGCTGGGAATCTAGCATTATGGCTACGCTCCTTGTAGTGTGCAAGCTCATGGATCATAGTCCCGAAGATGCCGTACCCAGCGCGCAATCCGTCCGCATACTTGGGTACCAGTGGGTTAATAAAGCTACCAGAGAATGGTAGCCGGATCGAGACACCACGATACTCAGGGTCAAATGATACACCGATAGCTTCATCGCGTAAGCCGGGATAACCCATAACACGCGCAACTTCGTCACGTAGCTTGAGGAATGCCTCACCATTAAAGCTCATGAAGTCATCAAAGCGCTCGCCAAACTGGCGGCGCATAAAGTCCGGTATCGGCATTTTCTCGCCGGTAGACTTTATAACTACGTCAGCGTTGTCGTGGACCATAACCAGATTGGTATCAATTAGATCAGGGTTTATTCTTAGGTCATTTGCGCTTGGGATGCCCGCCTTTAGTTCTTCAGGGGTTAGCTCAGGCATACGTTGCCCGTTGACCAATAACGAACCATCATCGTCTATCTTAATAATGTCACCTTCTGCAATCCGCGTAAAGGCCGTATCTACGACTGGGATGTCAGGTGTGAGGTCTATAGGTGCAGTAAGCTGCCCATTTTCATCGAAGTACTGGATAACTCCAAAAGACGTAGCCTCACCCGCACGACTCTTATACGCATATACGGCGTCGATATACGCCTTAACTTTATTAAAGTCGGCCTTGGCGTCGTCGGTAAAACTCTGGCGGTTAAAGTTAAATGGATAGCCCGGTTCATCTGGCTTCACAGACGGTACGATGTCTACGTAGAACCGGTACGGAACGGGATCGCTATATATGTTGGATGGGTCTTTACTAACCGAGTTTGAGAATTGCCACAACCCGTTCGATAGGATGTGCATATTCTGACCGTATTTTTGGGTCGTTTGGTTACGTGTTACATAGACCTTGGCGGTACCCCATGGGAACTTGACCCCAACAAACTGGGTGTAATCTTGGATTGGGAAGTTGCTACCAATGTCCACCGCATAAGCACGCGAACCTGTATAGTCCGAGAACGACACCTCAATATCCGCAAATAGCGGGCTAAGCATTAAAGACGGAACACTTTGTGCTTGCCACGGTAGCGGGTTAATTTTGTAATCCCCTGACTCCTCAGGGATAGTCAACTGGATAATGGTACCATGGCCGTTAGGGAACGCCGCATAGTCAGCGGGTTCTAAGTCACGAATATCTATGAACGGGCGGGCATCAGGGTCATCCAGTCCATCAAAAAGCTGTTCGCCTGTAGCGTTAAGTTCAGCAATACGCCCATCACGCGCAGTAACCACGCGGATGTTCTTGTTGGCATACAGAAAGAGCATCTTGGCAATACCGAAGCCGCCAGCGTTCTTGTCGCCTTCCTTGTCCGTACCAGCAATCTGGAGGAACTTACCGCCCAACAGTTCGGGTGTCATACCGATACCATTGTCTTTAACCGTCAGGGTGCGCTCATCCCGCGAGATAGATATTTCGATCTTACCCTGCGTAATCTGCCCCTTATCCACCGCAGTGCGGGTGGCGTCGAACGAGTTCTGCAATACTTCCTTGATGCAAACCTGACCCATATTGGTTGGGTCACCATAAAGCTGCGGGCCAAGCATCTTGGCCATGCGCTTCGTATTGATACCCGGAGTAGCTCGGATTGTTTCGTACTCAGGGCTATACGGTGTAGCCTGCTCATCTAGTTCTTCTTTCGGCATGGCATCGACTTCTGCCTGTGCCATGTTGAAGATTTTCTCGGCCACAGTCTTACCGGGCTTGCTGTTAATGACTTTCTTAACAGCCTTAGCTTTGGCTCCCTTATCCCCAGCCGCCTTAACCTTACTTGGGCCGCGTGCCTTTGAGGGCTTTGCTCCTGCCGTAGTAGGTGCAGCAACGGATGCCGGGGCGGACTGCGTAGCAATAAATGAAATTGCCTTATCCGCAATCTGATTTAGCGGGCCATCAGCAGCCTTTGAGTTGTTCGGATCAGCAACCCATCGTGCGACGGCTTCGGCAGTTTGAACTGCGCTGTCTATATCCTTGGGGTCAGCGTCACGCAGCCATATAGTAGCAGCGGCGGTATTACCTCGGTCGCCGTAAACTTCATCAATAGTAGGAACCAGCACCGATACCTTTGTGCCTACAGTCCCGTCTTTGGCGGTAAATTGCTCGACCCGTACATCAGACTGATCACCAGTGGGTCTTGGGCGTCCGGGTATATCATACTCAAGTACATCATCCGGAACCCATGCAGGCTTTTCATTACCCGCAACAGCGGTTTGAGAGCCGCCTTTGTACCACATGGTAGACAGCGCAATATCTTTATATGGCACCAGTTCAACGGGCGTACCGGCAGGTGCAGCTTCATCCTGTACAGCTTCAACGGGTGCAGCTTCAGCCATATCCCGTTGGTTATTAAGCTCCGCAGATTCACGAAGTCGCTGTATGGTGCCCACTGGGTCGGCTGCAATTCTGTTTTTAAGGCCAGTAAGAGTACCTGTGTCTTGCACTTGCCCAAAGTCAGAAAATGCTAACCGTTCTGGTGTAAGCTTACCTTCGGTCGCCAGAGTTTCTAGGAAATCAAGCTGGTCGATCAAATCTTCATAAGTTAACGGGTTACGCTCGTTATTCTTAGCATCGTATATAGCACCAATTATGGTGTCATCACGTACAGGCGTAGCCTGTGTAGTAGGCGTAGTAGGTGTAACCGTAGTGCGCGAGGTAGACGGTACCTTCTTGGGAACTGGCTTACCAAGAAGTGTCTCCAAGCCACGATCAAGCACTGACCCAATGGCATCATACGGATCGACTTCGGGGCTTTGGACTAGGATACGCGCAGCCAGTGTCTTCTGCTGGGAGTTTAGCTTGTTGTTCTTATCGAGGACGTCCGCATAAGCTTCTTCAAAATCAAGAGCCGAGGCTTTAAACGCCTGCTCAATGGTAGGCACCATGGCTTTAACTTGCTTAGCCGTAGGCTCAATTAGTGTACCGACTCCCGTTCCCGTGCCAGTTGTAGGAACTGATACGCCAGATACAGACCTGTCCAATCGTCCGTCGTCATCCGCTCCAGCGACTGTAGTACCGGCTTCGGTCGCCAAGGATTCTCGATCAATAGCAGTGCCTGCTCCACTTCCTCCGAGGTCATCCACTCCGGCACCAGTTGTAACTGGGACATCTAGAACTCCTTTGGTTCCCGATACTATGTTAGCAGTAGCGAGGTTAAATAGTGCTTCAGCGTTGTCCTCGACAAACTTAACAGCATCGTTCTGCTTCATGCCGGGGTTAGCCTTCATAACCCTACCAGCTTGTTCCGCTGCAAGACGCTGAAACTCTGCCATAACAGCCGCAGGGTCTACCCCCTGCGCCTTGGCTTTACCAAGGGCCTTCTGTGCAACTTCAGTGACGCCGCGCAGACCGCTACCAACGATACCGCCGATGAGCATACTATACCCGACGCCTTCTGTAACGTTACGGTCTTCGTCGTATAGCCCCTTGGCAATCACATTAGTGCCGAACTGTACGCCACCTTCTTGAAGTGCTTCTTCAGCGCCACGCACAGCCACACGACCAACCGCACGACTTTCAATCGTGTTCAAAGTACGTTTAACAGCTTCGCTAATCACTTTAGGGTCTACACGGCCAGCGGTACCCCGGCGCACGATATCGGTCACGGTATCCAAAGTAGCACCGCGTTTAGCGACAGGGAGACTTTCAAAAATACGTCTTGCCGCGCCAACTTCAGTAGCGCCCATACCTGCGCTTAACACGATAGCAGTAAACGCATTTGCGTCGGGGATTACTTTACCTGTCCGCTGCTCAGTAGCTTGAATATCTTGGATGCCCTGTTGCGCACCCTGCACGGTGCCAAGCCCGTACTCAAGCGGGCGGGCGGCTTTGGCAATAGCTTCTGCCCGCGCTGCGCCTACCAGACCTTTACCCGCACCAGCAGCCTTGGACAACAGGCCGGGGCCTAAGAACGTACCAACACTACCTACACCACCCCCGACATCCGCAAGGAACTTTGCAGTGGCGTCATATTTAAGGGCTTCACCCTGTGCGCCAAAGCCTTGCGCGGCTAGCTCACTTGCACGGGCCATGTCAGACTTACCGGCAGCTTTAAGGGTCTCGGCACCGGGAATGCCAAATGTCCCAAGGCCGTAACCCGCAGTAGCCTCAATGGCACCGGGGATACCGGCAAATATTTCAGCAGGAACACGTAAAGTAGAGCTAAGAGTCTCACGAAACTTATTTGCTTTTGGAACCTTTAGCCCCGTCTTGGTAATGCTATCTAGCTCGTTCTGGAGGGCTATTGCTTCACTACGCGCAGCCTGTGCTTGCTGGGTAAAACCGAGAGCGCGATCCGGAGCATTAGGACCTTGATATTCTTTGGCCGCACTTACAGCGAGTGTGTCGTATTTTTTAGCGTCTACCCCAAGTTTCTTAAGCGTAGCCGCAATCTGCTTTTGCCGTGCAGCTAGTTCTTTAGCGGTATATACTTCGGGGGCTTCGATCTCGTTACCCATGACGGCATCGTACACACCACCAAAGAAACCGCGTTCTGCTGTTTTCTGGGCAACAGCTTGTTTCTGGGCAGGCGTCAGAGCAGCAGGCGCAGCGGCGGTAGGCACAGCAACAGCCCCGGCGGGTTTTACCGCGAGCTTCTTAAAAACCTCCGCTTTTGGTAGGTCCGAATAAAATTTACGATGGATCGCATCCGCCAACTCGACGTCGCTCATATCGTTGTACTGAGGGTACTGGCGACGGAAGTCGGCAAGATTATCCATATTTTCTCTCTAATAAATACTAATAACTCTAGCGACGGAAACCAAATGGATCATCGCCCCCACCGAGAGCCCTAGTGAGGTCTTGAAGATATTTAGGCCCTATACCTGCTTTAACTGCCTGCGAGTAAGGTAGATAGTTAGCACCACCCTTACCAGTAAGTTCGCGCACAGTTGCAGCTACCTCAGTGTTAAACCGGAGTCTATCGCTTTCAATCTGACGATCAGAGCCGTACATGCTAGCGCCTGCTGCGGTAAGTGCATTCTTAATGCTAGCCCCAGCGTTTAGTCTTGCTTCAAGTAAACGAACGTTAAACCCTTCACGCTCAAGTATAGTCCTGAATTCACGGTCCTTCATAGCCTCAGCAAAGGTTCCGTAATCTTTCGATTTCTCGTAAGCGGCATTAGCGCGCTCTTGGAGTTCCGCGTTCCCTGTCCGCTCTTCAGCGACCAGTGTATTGATGGCTTCGCGCTCCGCCGCTTGGCGTTCCTTAGCCGAAGCAGATAACTGAGGTATAGCTTCAGCAGCACCGGCACTGAACGACTGGAGTAGTGAACCCGGTGTGGACGCCATCTTGGCACCCAGCATACCGATAGCAGCCATGAAGTCGTCTTTGGCGCGGCCTTTCTTCGTCTCGGGGTCGAGTGCGGCATCTAGGTACGCCTGAAGCTGCTCAGCCCGCTTAACCTTACGGGGGGCCATCTCTTCAAACTTATCAAAGTTGGTAAACGGATTAGCGGTACGACCGTACATTTCACTTGGTACCGCATAATCTGTTCCGGGCAGCGTTGTAACTACGGCTGGCGCAGCCATCTGCGGCTCGACAACAAGCTCGCCAACTGCGTTAATTTTGGCCGGTTCCCCAGTGGTGAGGTACTGCTTCTTGTCCTTGTCTTCAACTTTTTCACCTTCGGCAAACGCAACGAGACCGCCACCTGCGTAGCCGTCGCCGTAGCCACCATTGCTAGGCTCGTCGAACATACCGTCAGGCAGAGGCATATCAGAAAGACCGCCACCAGAAGCGTAAGGAGGGACCATACCGCCCATAGCCATAGCTGGCATTTCTTGTGGTGGAGCCGCACCCATAGGTGGCGCAGCATTCATAGGCGGCATAGCCGCAGCTTCTGGTGTAGCGCCTAACCCAGCAGGTGCCGCCATTGGGGGTGGAGCCGGAGGAGCGAACACCTGCTGAGCAACTGATTGTTGTGGCGCAGCTTCTTGCTGCGCAGCGGCGCGCATACGGTCAATAAACATACCAGCCAACGTGCCAGCGGTAGGGTCAAGAATACCCATCTGCATAGCTTCAGCAATCTTCTGCTTATTGCCACCATAGTCCTTAGCGATTTGCTCAGGGGACTGTAGATCGTACGGTTTCGTTTCCATCTTAAATTATCCCCGCCCGATTAGCCGTGTTGTAGATACTAGCTGCGCCTAGCCCACCACCTATAAGCTGCGAACCTAGAGAAGCATTAGGAGCGTACGTCGTGGTTGTCGATTGCGGGGTTACTGGCACACCGCGTAGCAAGCTACTGTACTGCTGAAGCTGTTCCATCGGATAGTCGCGCTGACGCAAGAATTCTTGATAATCCGTGTCAAGATACTGTTGGTTAAGTGCTTGTTGCTGCGCTGCTGTACTTGTCTGTAAACCAAAGCGAGCTTGATCGGCTTGTGACTGCGCCGAACCAATATTAGCAAGTGTCTGACCCATCTGACCGGCTTGTGCCAACCCTGCAAGTCCCTGCTGCGAACCAAACTGGCGAGACTGCTCTGCCATCCGCTGCCTATCAAGGTCAGCCTGCTGGTTTGACTGAAGTGCAGAAAGGCCGGTTTGCTGGTTAGCAAGAGCCGCACGAAGTGCGTTCTCGGCATTCATACCCTGTGCTTGGAACTGCTGAGCTTGGTTATTGACCCGTGCTTGCTGCTCATTTGACAGATTAGCTAGTGCCATACGTGAGCCGATATCCGCCCCAAGACCCTGAACACCGAGTGCCGCTTGCTGGTTCTGCTGAGCCGTGGTCATACGTGCTGCGCGGTCACGCTCGAACTGTTGCTGTGCACTCTCATACGCCGATTGCAAACCACGCGACTGGATATCACCTAACTGCGTACCTAGATTGCGTTCACGTTCCATAGAAGCAAGAAGCTGGCGGCTACCGCCATAGGTACCTTGACGAGAG